TTGCTACTAGCGAGTTTGCCCCAATGCTGAGCAAGATTGTTACGCCTATCCTGGCGCTTGGTACGGTAGGGTTAACCTTTATTCTGTTCGGAGTCATCATCTTTGTGGATGTGGATACCGACTCCAAAGACATTTTGATCTACGTCTTGGGTGCGCTGACTTCTGCGGTCACGATGGTGTTGGGCTATTACTTTGGATCGAGCGCAGGAAGCAAGGAAAAGAGCGCACAGCTTGATGACATCATGGAGAAGAAAAAGTGAACCTGACCCAAAACTTTACCTTATCCGAGATGACCAAGAGTGAGACGGCTTTGCGCTTTGGTATGGCTAACGACCCAACGGCAACCGAGATTGAGAACATGCGGGTGCTTTGCGAGAAGGTTCTTCAGCCCGTCCGTGACTATTACGGCATGGGCGTAAAGGTCAATTCAGCCCTGAGGACGCTCCCCGTCAATCGGGCTATTGGCTCCGGAGACTCCAGCCACCACGTCCGTGGGATGGCCGCCGACATCGAAATACCCGGCATTCCTAACGCTGAGTTGGCTGAGTGGATCGCCGAGCACCTTGAGTTTACTCAACTGATCCTAGAATTTTATACTCCGGGTGTCCATGACTCGGGCTGGGTGCACGTCTCGTATGTTCCTGAGGATCTCAAAAAGCAGGTTCTAACGGCCACCAAGAAGGACGGCAAGACCGTTTATTTACCCGGATTAGTGGCGTAGAGCCGCTCGGAACACTAAAATAACGGTGGATACACTAAAGAGGATCGGCTAATGGACAAGGTGACAATCACCACCACGCTTTTGAATTCCATCGTTCAATACCTTGCCAACCGCCCCTATGTGGAGGTCGCTGGGTTGATAGAGAGAGTGCAACAAGAACTCAAACCTACCGTAGAGGAGCCTCAAAATGGCGGAAAAGTGGATCCAGAAGGCGATAAGTAAGCCTGGCGCCTTACGCAAGTCTTTAGGCGTTAAAGCCGGGGAGAAGATCCCCACAAAAATGCTGGATAAAGCGGCCAAAAAACCCGGCAAGATGGGCCAGAGAGCGCGTCTAGCCAAGACACTGCAGGGGTTTGACTAAATGGAACCCCAATTCCTTATCAACCTTGGCTTCACCGCTGCTGGAGCCTTCGGAATGTGGATCATTAACCGCCTAACGACCTCGGTAGACAAGATCGAGGAGCGGTTAAACGAGATCCCAACCAAATATGTAGCTAAGGACGACTACAAGTCGGACATTGGCGAGATCAAAACCATGCTTAGCAAGATTTTTGACCGGCTCGACCAAAAGGCAGACAAATGAGTTCCGCAACCAAATCGGATCCAGCCAAATGGGAGCGCGTTAAGGCGTCCGTAAAGGCGTCTGATAAGGGTGGCGCACCGGGTCAATGGAGCGCTCGTAAGGCTCAGCTTGCCGTACAGAAGTACAAAGCCTCTGGAGGAGGTTACAAAGGCCCTAAAAAGGCGGATAATTCGTTGTCAAAGTGGACGAAGGAAGACTGGGGAACAAAGTCTGGAAAGCCGTCCACTCAAGGCCCCAAAGCAACCGGCGAGAGGTACCTGCCGAAGGCGGCACGAGAGAAGCTCACACCTTCTGAATACGCGGCAACAACCAGAGCCAAGCGCGAGGGAACGAAGGCTGGCAAGCAGTTTGTACCCCAGCCGAAGTCCATTAAAGAAAAGGTGTGGTAAATGCCAGCCGAGGTAATGACTTATGACAGTCTGGTGGACGACATCTCCACTTATCTGGAGCGCACCGACCAAGCCACGCTCATAAAGATCCCGACCTTCATTATGTTGGCTGAGCAGGTGCTCGCCACAGACCTGAAGTTTCTTGGAAATATCAAGGTCGCTGAGAGCACCATGACCCAAAGCGATCCGGTTATCGCTAAGCCGGCACGCTGGAGAAAGACGGTCTCAATGAACGTGACCGTAGCGGGTGAGAAGTTTCCCGTTTTCTTGCGTAAGTACGAGTATCTTCGAGAGTACTGGCCAGACGCCACACAGACGGACGTACCAAAGTTTTATTGCGATTACGATTACGACCATTGGCTTGTCGCTCCGACACCTGCTGATGACTACGCCTATGAGGTTCTTTACTACGAGCGTGTCCAGCCTTTGGATTCCTCAAATCAAACGAACTGGTTCACTCAAAACGCACCTCAGGCAATACTTTACGGGACCCTGCTTCAGGCGATGCCGTTCTTAAAGAACGATGAGCGCATCCCCATGTGGCAGGCTCAATACACTCAGGTTGTCCAGACCCTTAAGGTTGAAGACCTATCTAGGATTGGCGACCGTCAGACTGTTGTGAGGGATTCATGACCTTTACCTCCCCATTCACCGGTAACGTCATTCAACCGACCGACGTCTCGTACCGGGCTATTACGCTCTCGGCAAACACTCAATTAGAGTGGCCGATCAACGGCAACGCCACCGACAACTACTCGGCTCGGATTATGCAGGTCACCGCAACGACCGGCGGTTTAGAGCTTCGGATGCCTCCAGCAAACCAGACCTCGGTGGGTAATGACGCTCTGATCCGGAACGTCGGCGCTAACAGTTTCACGGTCACCGACTATCTTGGCGGCAACACCATCATCACGATTGCCGCCGGCGAGACGAAGTACATCTACATCACGGCAAACCCGGACGAGGAAGGGACGTGGGGAAACATAGCCTTTGGCACCGGGTCTTCATCGGCTGACGCTGCCACGCTTGCTGGGTTCGGTTTACTGGCGACGTCCACAACGTTGAACCAGTCGCACCCGATTACGACCTTCTCTTCGAGCACCACGGCAACGGCGTCCTTCCGGGCACAAGCCTACGTTTGGACGGGTGGCGCAGGTACGCTGACTTTAACGGCGTCCACCACCCTCGGAAACAACTGGTTCACGTTATTGCGGAACGCCGGCACCGGTAACTTAACGATTGCACCTTCAGGTGGAGACCTTGTTAACGGCTCGGCAACCATCGATCTGGCGCCTACCGACTCGTGCTTCCTGTGTTGTTCAGGCACGACCTTTTATACGGTAGGTCTCGGAAAGTCCACGCAGTTTAACTTCACCCAGCTAACTAAGGCGGTCACTTCGGGTGCGGTAACGTTGACCTCCGCAGAAGCCGCCAACGTCATCCAAAAGTACACCGGGACCCTTTCTGGCAACGTCACAGTAACGATCCCTCAGGTCATTCAGGTGTACTACATTACCAACCAGACGGACGGTACAGGCGCTGGCTATGAGATCACCTTTACAACTGGAATCTCAGGTGCATCGACTGCGATTGTTCCAGCCGGTCAGCAGGTGATCCTGCTTTGCGATTCGGTTAACGTATTTAACGCCTCGACTGTTGCCGCAGGCGCATCCACTTTGTCATTGGTTAACGGCACGGCGGCGACCCCAGCATTGAACTTTGCCGCAGAAACGAACACCGGTATTTACCGTCCATCCTCAGGTGAGTTTGCGGTGAGCATATTAGGAACGCAACGCGCCATGATTGATGCAAACGGACTGACAGTCACGGGTGCCGGAGTCTTCACTACAGGTATTTCAGGCGGCGTCTTTACATGACGGCCAAGGTTTTCGCTCTTGATACCAAGCCCGGTATCCAGCGGGATGGTACGGTCTTTGACCGCGACTTTTACGCCGACGGCAAGTGGGTAAGGTTTCAACGTGGACGCCCCCGGAAGATCTTTGGCTATCGGGTAATCTCAGATCAGTTGACAGGCCCCTCCCGCGGGATGTGGGTCTATCCAGCCGACAACTTTAACGGCGTCTTCAGTGGCTATAGCGATGGCCTGCAGGAGCTTTTTATTGATGACAACGGCGTGGGCGCAGGCATCACGACCTTCACCCTGTCTAACTTTACGGCAAACCCAAACAACCTTTGGCAGTTCGACGGTTTTTATAGTGTCACCGGTGGAACGCAAGACCTGCTCGCTCACCCTGGGCAAAACCTTAACTCAATTGACAGTACCGCCAATACACCGGTTTTGATTGGCGACATTACCGGATCTACGATGTCTAAAATCGGTGTGTTTACGGACTCCGTAACAACGACCAACGGTAGCCCGATTGTGACTTTGGCGGCCATAAACATTAAAATTGGTGCGGGACAGTCCGTCTCAGGTGCGGGTATTCCCTCAGGCACCACAGTGGTCTCGGTCTCCACGACGAACGTCACGCTTTCGGCAAACGCCACGGCAAGCGCCACCGTCACCGCAACCTTTGACAATAACGTCTCCGTGTCTGGCGGTGTGGTTTCCCTGCATCCTTACGTCTTTGTGTATGGCAATGACGGTCTGATTCGCAACTGCTCAGCAGGTGATCCCGATGACTGGGTCTCAGCAGACGCTAACGAGGTCAATGTGGCCACCGGCAAGATCGTCCAAGGGTTACCAGTACGAGGCGGCTCCAACTCCCCCTCAGGGCTTTTCTGGAGCCTTGATAGCCTTATTCGAGTGTCTTACGCACCCCAGACCTTAGGTGTTTCTGGAACGGCGAACTTCGGCGTGACCAACTTCTGGCGGTACGACATCATCTCGTCACAGACCTCGATCCTTTCGTCGCAGTGCGTCATTGAATATGACGGTATCTATTACTGGATCGGTGTTGACCGGTTCCTGCTCTATAACGGTGTCGTTAAAGAGATCCCGAACACGATGAACCAGAACTACTTCTTTGACAACCTGAACTACGCTCAGCGCCAGAAGGTTTGGGCGACGAAGGTCCCACGGTTTGGCGAGATCTGGTGGTTCTACCCCCGCGGTGACTCGACTGAATGCAATGACGCTATTATTTATAACGTCCGTGAAGCGACTTGGTATGACGCAGGCACGGCGATAGGAAGCCGTAGGAGCGCTGGCTACTTCTCGCAGGTCTTTGCCTACCCGGTGGCTGCCGGATGGGATGCACGGGAATCGGAAACGGTGACAACGGAGACCGCAACCGTAACAAACGGTAGCCCCTTCTTTTATCTGGCAACCTACAACATCAACATCAAGCTCTCTCAGGTTGTCACGGGAACCAACATCCCAGCGGATACGGTGGTGGACTCGATCACATCAAGCAATATCAATGCGCTTACCAATTTGGTGGGCGGCTCTCTGTACTCGGATGGTCCGTACACGGACGTTCCCTTAACAGGAGGCTCAGGTTATGGTGCCACGGCAGACATTACGGTCTCCGGTGGTGCGGTCACGGTGGTCACAATTGTTTTGAGAGGAGCGGGTTATGTCGCTGGGGATAGTTTGTCTGCTGATGATGCTGATCTGGGTGGAGGCGGTGGTTCGGGGTTTTCGATAGACGTCGATACCATCTTTCCGATGGGCATTGAGATGTCTCAGAACGCCACAGGAACCGGATCGGTAACAATTACGTTTTCAACGCCTGACAACCTGATTAAGGTTTATCAGCATGAGATTGGTGTAAACGAGGTGGATGGCCAGAACGTGAATGCCATTCAGTCTTACATTGAAACCAACGACCTTGGATGGGTAGCCGGTGGACCTTCTCAGCCATCGATGGTGGGTGAAAACCGCTGGATTCGATTGGAGAGGGTTGAGCCTGACTTCCTATTAGAGGGCGACATGAACCTCTACATTACCGGGCGACCCTACGCTCAGTCGGAGGACAAGGTTTCTGAACCCTACGTCTTTGATGGCACCACGAACAAGATCGACATGAAAGAGCAACGCCGGGAGATGCGGATCCGGTTTGAATCAGACCAGGCTGGCGGGAACTACCAGATGGGCAAGGTCATTCTGAACGCCACCTTCGGTGACGTGAGAGGTTACTAATGTCTCAGCCGCTTCTCTATGACCCCCGGTACCATACCTTCGACTCATGGGCATCACTTATGTGCGAGCAGTACGCCGCCAATCAATTGGAAATACCTACCGCTCAAACGGACTGGAGGATGTGGGGTAACGGCTTAAAGGCGATCGATATCTTCACGAACGAAGCCATCCCAAGCACGGATGAGTACGAGAACTGGTATGACTGGGCAGAGGCTCTGCTTGCGGCGATTAACCCGAGGGTTGCGTGATGGTATTTAAATTCAACCCTTCCGCGTTTGATTCCCTTGACTTTGGTTTGAAGCCAATCGACCTAAGTAACCTTGGCTCACAGTCACTTCCTGTCAATGCGCCATTGTCACAGGCAGACTTGTTAGCCTCGGCATCGCGTGCATCAAGCTCCCCGCTTTTTAGCCTGCCGTCTGTTACTCCAAAGGCAACAGTTACTGCGCCACCTTTATCCTCACCCTTCGTTGGTCCCGTTGTTACCCAACCGTCTGCTCCTCCAGCAGTGAAAACCAGCGACGTTCCTCCATTACGGTTGGTTTCGACGGATGAATATGCAAGATCATTCCCCGGTGGCGTAGAGACAATAACAATTAACCCAAGGGCTGGCACACCAACATCGCCAGTAGACCTCTCGACGTTATCGCCATCAGTTAACGTTGCGACCGGCCAGAGCACCCCCAGTCCATCCGCACTCGACTTTGTCGGACCAGTGCTTCCGGGTACCGCAAAGCCCACTGTTACGCCTGCAACAAGCATCAAGGTAACGCCCAACATTCCGGTCACAACGCCTTTAACCAACCTTAACAAGATGGACTTTTCGGCGCTGAAGGAGACACCACCAGCGCCAAGTACGCCTGACCCCTCGCCGTACAACGACTGGGCAAGCAGCTTAGACAAGCCATTTTTCTCAAGTTACGACGAGGTGATCGAGCAGATCAATAAAGAACAGAAGCCAGGCTATGGCTTTCAGTTTGCCGACTCTACATGGGATCTTTCAATTCTCCCGCAGGATGTTGTTAACCAAGTCGCAGGAGAGGGTCCTCAGTTTTTAGAAAAGTTTGGCGGAACGCTTACGAAGGACAAGCTCAAAGAGCTTTTTGTTGACAACACCGGGATTGATAGTCCAGACGCTTTGTATGCGTGGTACTCCGACAGGTGGGGCAAAGGCGATGTTCTTCAATCCAATATGTTTGATGAACTGGTATCCAAAGAAGATACGCCGTTTGAGCAAGATATTTTTGGAACCGACAATTTCATCGCTACCAATCTCAAGCAACTTCAAGATCAGTTTGGCATTGATGACGACACTATTCGAGTTGCGACTGAGCTTGTTGCGGCAGACAAAAAAGATGAGTTACGAAATCGCGCATGGGATGAAAACATCCATGGGTTTATTTCGGATGTTGCCAAACGATCGTTAGAAGTTTCAGGGCAACTTACCCCGGAAGTCGAAACACAACTTAATGACTTTGCAAAATCTGGCGAGCCTCTACTTGAAGAGCGACGGCGCGTTTGGAACGAGATCAATAAATCCGATAACGGATTGAAGTTTGTGCTTTCTGTTGGGTCAATGTTTGCCGCACCGCATTTAGGTCCAATGATTGGTGCCGCAGTAGTTCCAGGAACAAGTCTTGCCACCCAAGCCTTTGTTGGTGCCGGACTTTTTTCTGCGGGTTCTCAGTATGTATTAAATGATGGTCGGATTGATTTGGGTCAGGTAGTGTTTGCCGCTGGCGCCGCAGGTTTAGCAGAGACGGGCAACCTAACGAGCACAGACATTGCGGCTGATGCCGCTCAAATGGCAGATCAAGGCTTGTCATCATCGGCGATCGTTCAAAATTTAGAGGCCATTGGCGTTAATCCAGTTACCTCAAACCTTGCAGGCACGTTTGCAGAGCTTGGCGTTCCAACGTCACTTGCACCAGCGCTTACAACAGGCATCACAAACACGGGATTAACTGCTTTGAGTGCTTTGGCTGGAAATCGTGATCTTAACGAAGACCAACTGCTTGCAAGTTTTATTACGGGCGTTTCTGGCGGTGTATCCGAAGTCACCATTCAAGAGATTGTGGGCGAAGATACTATCGCGGATCTGGCAAAAGATTTGGGTCTTACAACGCAACAGGCAATGTCCGTTGCAACGAATGCCTTAACCACAGGTTTAAATGCTCAAGCCCTCAACCGAGGAAACTTCTTTGAGGAGGCCGCACAAAGCCTTGTGGTCAACGGAGTCAGTTTTGCAACCGCCAACAAAATTGTGGACAACCTGCGAGACAAGATCCCGTCAAAAGGGTTGGCAACTATTGCAACAATCTCTCAGGATGTAGTTAAAGTAGCTGGTAACTCAGCCTTTGATGGCGTGGACGTCGGCTCATCGCTGGAGGCTGCCGCTCCGTACATTATTGGCAATGCCGTTTCAACATATGTAAGAACGCCTGACGTGCCCACGAAAAAGACAGAGGGCGTAGAAGTTGCCGGCGAAGTTACTGGAGAGACCCTGAAGGCTATAGCCGACAAACCACTCATTGGCGAAGAGGCTACCGATCCGATTACAGACGCAGAAGGAAACACTCGACGCACGGTAACTGGTACAGACAACGACGGCAACGCCTACAGTTACACAATCTCTAAAGACGCTGACGGCAACGTCACTTACAGTTACCAGACGCAGGACGGATCGTTTGTCATAAGCCCAAGCCGACCTAATCTCAAGGACACCAAAGAGGTTTCTGGTGCTGAAGTGACCCCAGTCAAACCACCCCCTGAGATTGGCGAGAAAGCCCTTGAGCCTGCCTTTGATAAAGACAAGGCACTTGAGGATATCGGCAAAGAGGCAACCTTCTCAGCTGCATTTGATAAAGCCAGAGACCTACTCGGACCCGGCGAGACGTTCGACTGGCAGGGCAAGTCTTACAGTACGGCCACCGCTGAGGAGCGTCCTGATTTGGTCACGACGAAGCCTAGCGATTACACCCAGACCGATACCGGTGCGGCGTTCCATATGAATGTCGGTCGCAAATACACCGACGCGGAAATGAACATTTTGAATGCGTCGTTGAATGATCTCGTCAACAACGTCAATCAAGTCAACGCACCGACAAGCGAGATGGACTTTGTGACGGCTGCCGCTACAGGTCAAGAAGTGCCTGTTGTGGGTGACAAGATTAGCGCAGATGTTGTTCGCCCATTCGTAGCAGTTCTTGGGGCCGCAACAAGGGGTGGCGCAAGTTTTACTGAGTACTCGAGAGGTGTTCTTGAGGGGTTGGAATTTATTGATCGAAATAGCCCCTTATGGAACGGCATGACGGACATGGCCGATGCCATGAACAAGACCGCTGATTTTCAGATCGGCGATTACCTCAAGGGCAAAGAAGAGAATTTAATTAAAACCGTTAGCGACGCCGACATATTAGACAAGCCAGCCGCGCTCGCAAGAGCTATTTACGAAAATCCTACTGCGCTTATCACCATGGGAATTTCCGAGTTCGTGGAGGAGGCGCCATCAATAGCGGCGATGCTAGTAGCCGCAGGTCCATCGGCAATCTATAAGGTACTGTCACTTGGACTTGGTGCCGCAACAAACTTTTTTGAGGGCTTTGGTCAAGGCTACAACGAAACCCGTGATTTAGGCGTTAAGTCAGGAATGACCGAAGAGGAGGCTCATGCCGCAGGTCAAAAAGGTGGCTTAGCATCTGCCGCTCTTCAGGCTTTTTTAGGCACCGCAGGAGAGGCGCCACTTATTCGTAAAGCATTTGGGCCGGGTGGGGTCTCAACATCAATTAAGCGGGAAATGGCCACAGAGCCGTTTGAAGAGGGTGGTCAGCAAGCCTTTATTGAATACCTAGCAACAGGCAAAGTTGACATCAATAACGTCGCCACCGCCGCAACCATTGCACCTGCCGTCGCTGGCACTACTACGGGCATGATTGGTACGGCTCTCAGTATTGATAACACTGGCGAAGCCGCAAACGCCGTTATTTCTGCGAACGATCCGGAGAATAGTTCAGAGATAAGCCAAGAGGTAAACAACATTATTGGGTCGTCTACGAACATTCAAGATGCAACCCAATCCATTGCAAGCACTCTGACCGATATGGGCATGGACCCAGCCGCGGCAGTAGCCGTTGGCAACACGGTGGCCGCTGAGCAGGTGGTTAACAACATTAACTCGCAGTTACCCGAAGACTCCAAGTTCTCCATTAACAACCTGAACACCCTCGTTGGCGCAACAGACCAGGGCGCCCCGGTTACTTTGGGTGAGTACATCGGGTCGTCGGTCTCTAACGTTGGACCCAACATCTTCGTATCGCCCGACATTGCTATCGGAACTAAGAATGACGGCTCGATTCTGACGGTGGCTGACATCTCCGGCACTATCCAGATGAATTCGGCACCCAATCTCGAGGTTACACAGGACATCAACCCTGAGACCGGGGTCACGACAAAGACCGAGGTCAACTCAGACACCAACGTCACGACAACGACGACCGCTGACCCGAACACCAACACCAAAACCGAAACGGTTACTAACCCGGATACCAATACCCAGTTGGATATTCAGGTGGATAACAATACCAATACGGTTGTTGCCACAGAGACAAACACGGATACTAACGTTAAGACAG